GTCCATTGCGCTCGGTGGTCAGGACGGACAGCCGCTTGTCATTCGCGTTGAGCAAGGCGACGCTAACCTGTGAAGCTCACCGCGAAGCAGCAAGAAGCGAACGCGCTGCTCGCTGGGCCTGCGAAGCACATCCTTCTAGATGGCGGCTCGCGTAGCGGCAAATCGTTCCTCATCGTTCGCGCCATCGCAATTCGGGCGATGAAGGCTCCTGGCTCTCGGCACGCGATCCTGCGCTTTCACTTCAAGGACGTGAAAGAGAGCATCGGCATGGACACCTTTCCGGCGGTCATGGCGATGTGCTTCCCAGAGGTGCCGTACACGCTCAACAAATCCGACTGGTTCGTGACGCTGCCGAATAAGAGCGAGATTTGGTTGGGCGGCTTGGATGACAAGGACCGCACGGAGAAAATCCTCGGCAAGGAATTCGCCTCGATCTACCTGAACGAAGCCTCGCAAATCTCCTGGTCCGCGCGCAATCTGGCGATCACGCGGCTTGCGCAAGTCTGCCCGTACACTCTCGAGGGCGACGCGCGCGAATTAGCGCGGAAAATGTATTACGACTGCAACCCGCCGTCCAAATCGCATTGGACATACAGGCTCTTTTACCAGCGCATCGACCCGGAGACGAAGCAGCACGTGGCGGATCAGGAAAACTACGCGAAGTTGACGATGAACCCGCGCGACAACCCGAACCTGCCTGCTGACTACATCGATGAGCTTGCGCGCCAGAGCGGGCGGATGCGCAGGCGCTTCCTTGAGGGCCTGTACGGCGACGTTGCGCCGGGTGCGCTGTGGACAGAGGAGCTGCTAGATACGTGGCGCGTGCGCGAAGTGCCTGACTTGCAGCGCATCGTCGTCGCCGTTGATCCGAGCGGCGCGGATGATGACGAGAACACGAACAACGACGACATCGGGATCATGGTCGGCGGGCTTGGTGTGGACGGGCGCGCGTACCTGCTCGAAGACCTGACCGAGAAGTGCGGCCCTGCGAAATGGGGGCGGATTGCGACTACGGCCTTTGACCGGCACGACGCCGATGTGATCGTGGGCGAGAAGAACTTCGGCGGCGCGATGGTCGGCTACGTGCTCGATACGCAGCCCAAGGACGCCACGGGCAAGCGCAGGCCGTTCAAGCTGATAACGGCGAGCCGCGGCAAGGCGGTGCGCGCCGAGCCGATTAGCGCGTTGCATGAGCAGGGGAAGATTTCATTCAGCGGCTACTTCCCGGAGCTTGAGGATGAGCTTTGCTCGATGACGACGCACGGCTACGCTGGGGAAAAGTCCCCGAACCGCGCCGATGCTTTCGTCTGGCTGATGAGCGAGCTATTCCCAGGGATCGTCAAGCGCGAGATCGAGAAGAAGGAGAAGCCGCGCACGCAAGCGCAGCCGCGCGAGCAGGGGTTCATGGCGGCGTAAATGGCGGACAGCGGCTACAGCGAAGCGACGGACGCGCAGGGCACGCCCGCGCAGTTGAAGGACATCGCCACCGCGCGCAAGCGCTTGAACATCGCCATCGAGGCGACGAACCAGAACCGCATCTACCAGGTCCAGGACTTGCGCTTCCTCGCTGGGTCGCCGGACAACAAATTCCAGTGGCCCGAGGCAGTCGTTGCGCTGCGCGAGAACGACCCGAACGGGCCGAGGCCGTGCTTGACGATCAACAAGCTGCCGCAGCACGTCCTGCAGGTGACGAACGAGCAGCGGCAGAACCGCCCCTCGATCAAGATCATCCCCGTCGATAACAAGGGCGACGTGGAAGTGGCGGAAGTCCTGACTGGCATCGTGCGGCACATCGAGTACGCGAGCGACGCGGATGCGGCCTATTCGACGGGCGGCGATTCGCAGGTAGCGATTGGCGAGGGCTACGTCCGAGTGCTCTCGGATTACACCGACACGCGCAGCTTCGAGCAGGACTTGCAGATTCTGGGCGTCAAGAACGCCTTCAGCGTCTACATGGACCCGATAGGGCTGCAAAAAGACCCGACGGGAGCGGCGTGCGAGTGGTGCTTCATCGTCGAGGACTTGAGCGAGGATGAGTTCGAGCGCCAGTACCCGGAGGCCGACCCGATCAACTGGGACTTGGCTGGGACGGGCGATGAGTGGAAGGCGTGGTTTCCGGACTCGAATACCGTGCGGATTGCCGAGTATTACTGCTTCCGCTACGAGGAGCGCACGCTGCAACTGTGGGCCGATGGCGCGACGACGTTGGAAGGCGATGAGCAGGAGGCGATGCGCGTGACGGTAGGGCTTGCGCCGATCAAGACGCGCAAGACGACGGTGCGGCAGTTGATGTGGCAGAAGATGAACGGCTGCGAGATCATAGATGAGCGCGAACTGCCGGGGAAATACCTGCCCGTCGTGAGGATGGTCGGCAACGAGTGGTACATCGACGGGCGAATGGTCTGCGCGGGCCTCGTGCGCAACGCGAAGGACGCGCAGCGGATGTTCAACTACTGGAAATCGACGGAGACCGAGACGCTTGCGCTTGCGCCGAAAGCGCCGTTCGTCGGGCCTGCCGAAGCCTTTGAGGGCCACGAAGACCAGTGGCAGCAGGCGAACACGAAGAACTTTGCCTACCTCAAGTACAACGGATTCAACGAGGCCGGGGAGCGGATCGACAAGCCCGAGCGGCAGCAGCCGCCGATGCCGCCCGTGGGGATCGTCAACGCGGCGCTTGGCGCGGCTGACGATATCAAATCAGCGACGGGCCAGTATGACCCGAGCCTTGGGAATAACCCGCAGGCGAAGAGCGGCGTGGCGTTGCAGAGGGAGCAGCGAAAGACCGATGTGGGCGTCTTTCACTACATCGACAACCAGGCGCGGGCCGTGAGGCAGGTCGGGCGGATCATCGTGGACCTGATCCCGAAGTACTACGACACGCGGCGCATTGCGCGGATCATTGGGGAGCAGCAGGAGACGGACCATGTGATGATCGACCCATCGATGCCGCAGGCGATCCAGAAAACGAAGGACGAAACTGGCATCGAGCAGATTGCGATCAACCCGTCGATTGGCAAATACGACGTGATCGTGAGCGTCGGCCCTTCGTTCACTTCCAAGCGCCAGGAGGCGGCGCAGATGATGGGCGAAGTGCTGCAAGGCAATCCGCAGTTGATGGGCGTCATAGGCGACCTGTATTTCAAGATGCTCGACGTTCCGGGCGCGGAGGAGATCGCCAAGCGCCTGAAGAAAACGCTGCCGCCGGGGCTGGCGGAAGAAGAGGACGGGAAGGAACCCGAGCCGATGGTCGCGACGCCACAAGGGCCGATCCCGGCGAGCGCAGCGGGGCAGTTGATCGCGCAGCAGAATGAACAGTTGGCGCAGGCGGCGGAGCAATTGAAGAAGGCCGGGGATATCGAGCAGGCGGAAGCCGCGCTCAAGGATCAGGCGCACTCTATCGAGCTTGCGAAGAAGGACGTGGAGGCGCTGCTGAAAGACCTCGACTGCGCGAAGCAGGAGCTTGCGCACCGCGAGCAGATGGCGAAGGAGAAGATCGACAACGGCGAGCGCGTAGTGGCCTCCATCGAGGGCGGCCGGCAGGATAGCGCGGCGCTTGCGCAGAACATGCAGACGCTGGCCGAAGGCTTGGCCTCGGCGTTCAACACGTTGCAGGAAGCCATTGCGGCGCAGGGGCAGATGATCGAGCAGGTAGGGCAGATTGCCGCCGCGCCGCGCCGGAACACGATGACCGTGGACGGGGAGACGTTCACCTCCACGAGCGAGATCGTAAGGCACTAGGATGGCGAAGCAGACCATCTCGACGAGCGCCCCCGCGACGACGCTTCCTGCGGGCGGGGCGATCATCAACGACAACTTTACCGAGCTATACAACCTGCTCGGCAGCGGCGGCACGCTGCCGACACTCACGAACGGGCGGCTCGTCGTCGGCGCTGCTGCGGGTGTCGGTGACTTCGCCAACCTCACCTACACCGAGACTTCCGGGCCGAGGTTGCAAATTGGCAGCGGAAGCACAACGAGCGCAGGGTGGTACGCCGGGTACTACGGCTTCAGCGGATTCGCTGCAATCTGGAATACCGGCGTTACGCCAGGGGCGACCAATTTCACGCTCGCATCTTCGCTAACGGCGACTGTGCTGTCGTCACCTAATTCGGGGACCGTCGAGATACAGAAGGGCGCAGGTACTAGCGTAGCCTTGTTTGGCGGCACATCAGCAGGAACGGCAATTGCTGGCGCGGGCCTAAAACTTACCGCAGGCACCGCCACCACAGACGTACAGGCTCTCTCCACCACGCAGACCTGGAACGCCTCTGGAGTAACTTTCACCGGGATCAAGTACACGATCACCGACACGGCCTCTGCCGCCGGTTCCTTGGCGATGCAGATATTGGGCGGGGCGAGCGGGACGACGAATCTGTTTAGTGTTAGCAAAGGCGGGAACATTGACACGACAGGAAACGTGACTGCCGTAAACGCAACATTTACTTATTACAACTTTACCGGAAATCGCGGATATATGCAGGCTCCTTCAGATGGAGTCTGGACCTTTCTGTCAAATGCAGGAACGACTTTTGGTCGCCTCCAATTCGGCGGCATTACTTCCAGTTTCCCGGCGATCAAGCGCAGCAGCGCAACGCTTGCCGTGCGCCTTGCCGACGACTCCGCAGACGCAGACCTTCAGCTTCGCGCCACGCAGCATAACGGCATCACTTTTGCCAACGTCCCAGGAACACCTGTCGCAGGG